AGCGCCTCATTCATAAAATATTCGTAAGTATATTTATCTAAATCAATACCGATTCCATCCGGTGTCATACCTCCACCTCCAATTCTTTAGTTATTGACCCAAAAATGGTGGTTACTGTAAATGTAGCCACCAACGTGTTTTTGCTTGTTTTATTCAACACAAGTTTTTCGATACCGTCTATCCTATCATCAGCGGTCAAGGCCTCGACAATTAGTCTTTCAATTTCAGAAAAAGCGAGGTCAAAATCTTGCCCGATTAGGTCTATCAAGTCGTGGCCGTAACTTTCTGAATAAATTTCATATTGAAATCGTTCTGTCTGTAAAATTTTATCCACCGCTTGTTCTACTGCGTCCAAGTCGTCTGTATAGCTTACAATTCTGTTATGCACCACTTTGTAAGTCTTTGAGGGTATTTGCTCATCATCTTCAAACATTTGCTCACACCCTTTCTAAAACGTAAAAAACTTGGCTTTTTTGAGCCTGTAACATTCTGACCTTATCGCCTTTCTTGATAGCTTTGACGATTTCTATATCTTTGCCATCAATCCTAAATTTCAAACCTTTTGCCATTTGAGATAATTCAATAAAATTGGACGGCACTTCCACACCGTCCTCTCGTCTTATTTTGATTGGATTGTCATTGACGACTGTGCCATAAATGACGTCCGTTAAATCACTAGGTCTAGTCTGACCTTTCTTGATTGCTCTTGCTAACTTTTCTCCGGCCATTATCCTAGCACCTCGATTTCCAGTGACATGGTAGGGTTTTGCGAAAAGGTATGAACGCAACGATTTACTAAAACAAGCGAATCATTACCAACACCATAAGCAGTTGATTTTGAATTGCGCCATGTAAAACTTTTGCCCGCCCTTATTGATAAGTCGCTTATTGCGTCAATATCAGCAGTTAGCGTTTCAACGTTTTTCTCTTTTAACAATTCTTCTGCCCTTGCCTTTAACTGGCTGGCATTTAAGTCAGCGTCTGAAATTGTTTCGACTACTTGCAATTTACCCCATTTTTCAATGTTTTTATCGCTTTTAGCACTGTAAATTTCACGCTTGCCTTTGTCTTTATCCTCTCGCATGACTTTTACCGAGTTGGCTGCTTCATCTATGCTCTTATTTAGCGAAAAACCGGTCATCAGCGAGCTATCTCCAATCACTAGGTTAGTGATACCCCTGTTCAAATTAAATAGCTCTAAAATTCCGAAATTATCCCAAAAACCATACCTTTGACCGCCTGATATGGCTGTTTCATCAATAGCACTCTCAAGCATTGAATAGTAAGTGTGTTTATTTTCTAAAACCGCTGAACACTTGTATGAAACATTATCCAAAACCTTGTGAGCTATACCTTGCGTTTGGCATATCTTTTTAAAGCGGTCAGCCAAAGTGTTTGCATTGAAAATAAGCGTATCCTCGTTTTGCAAATAGCGTGTATTGTCATAAGCTGTAATTTTGGTTAACAACTTATTTTTCCCTCTTAAAATTTCGGTAAAAACCCGCCCTTTAAATACATTAGTGCCATCAACTTTGAGAATTACTTCATCTCCCGATTGAATAGATACGTCCTTATTTTCTAGCATTTCAAACTCTAGCTTGCCCGGTTGTGAGCCAAGCGAGGTAGTCCAACTTGGTGGCGCACATAGACTTGAAATATCGTATTGCTTTCGATTGGCAACGCTGGTGGTTAAAATTTCTATTTTCATATTCTTTTAACACTCCCTGCTGTAACCCATCCACGCCAATAGATACGACCTGTGCCGTCCAGCATACAAACGTGATAAGGATATTTGCGCCCTTTAGCGATAAAATTGACTTGTCGCTTAGCGTTTTTTTCGGTCTGCCCCGGCCCATTTCCGTATGAATCTCTATGCAATCGACCGTTAACAATAACCATGCTCCCGATTGTAACTGGTTTATTTTTCGGCGCTGGTCTAGGTTTCGGGTTTACCTTTTTGGCCACTGTCTTTTTGTAAACCGCACCAATTTCTCGGTATTCCCTAAATGAAATATCATAACTAATATCTCCTGTGCTATCCTCATAGCCAAAATTAAAGTCCTCAATAAGCATTAACTCATTGATTTTAGTATCAGTTACGATTAACCGCACCTTGTCGTGGTTATTTTTGGCGTTGGTTAGCCGGTCTATCCACTTACTAGGGTTTTCTTTTTTCGCACTGCTGTTCACATAGCCAGCACTATAATCTTTTGGAAATATTGATGAAAATGACGTGCTAACCAGTGAACGTGATCCACCAACGTTAACATCGCCAATAGCGGCGATTTCCACCGTTTCATTGTTTGACCCATTTTTTAATTCAATCTTATCAGGGTTAACAGGCAGTAAATGCCTGTTTCCCTCTATATCTAAATAGAAATTAATCGCCATCTATCTGCCTCCTAACTCATATCTTCGTCCATTGCTTTAACTAAAATTTCTTCAACTTGTCTAGCAATTGCCTCCGGATCAGCGCCGCCCTCATTGTCGTTAACTACAACTGTAACCTGTGGCACAACTTGTTTATTTTCAACAATGACTTTTCTATCAAGTACTGCGTGCATATCGTCAATATCGCTTTGATCCATGCTAATGCCATTGTCATAGCTAGATACTTCGCTCATATCAGCAGGGTTTAAAATTTCATTGATAACCCTTGTCGCACCGGTCATTTCTGTTGGTAAATTAGCAGTAATTCCTGCCATTTTAACCTGTGGTGTTGCCATATCAGCAAGTCTGCCACTAGCTTTATCTACTAGTTTGCTTGACGCCATGATACCTTTGGCAAGCCCTTGAGTAATATATTCCCCGATTGCTACCATAACACGAGATGGCGAGTGAATTTTCAGCGCCGTTCTGATTGTGCTAGAAACTGAATTGGCTACACTACGAGCTGCTGCGATTGCACGTCCTGCTCCTGAGCTAATACCCGAGGTTAATCCGGCCATAGCGAACAAACCTGCACTATATAGTTGACCGTTTAACGCATTAAAGGCGCTTGATATTTGAGATGACCCACTTCGTGCAATAGATGCTGACCTTGCCATACCGCTTGATATAGCAGACGTGAAGACTGCCATACCTGAGACGGCTGAACTTCTAGCTCTAGCCATGCTACTTGTGATAGCTGACACCATACCGTTAAGTGCGGCAGTCGTCTGGTTTCTCATTGTATTGGCGCTTTGCCCAATACGACTAAAGGCAGTAACTACACCATTAGCTGATACTTGCGTGCTTGTTGACAAACGGTTGATTTGGGTAGCTAGATTAATCACACTTGTAATTAAGCCATTAATGCTACCAAAGTTAGCCACTGCTACTTGCGGTAAGCTATTTAGCTGTGCAATTGCAGATTTAATGCTGTTGATGTTGCTTGTGATTGCACCGACGTCTAGTGCTACCGCACCAAGAGTGGTTAGGTGATTTCTAATCTCAGTCAATTTAGTAATTGCTGTACTGATTGCTGCATAGTTTTCCGTGTTGTCCGCTACTGATGGGATATCGTCTAGCACATTAATAGCTGACTTAATCTCTGCAATTCGCGTTCTAACAGAGCTTAGGTCTACGTCTATTCCACCTAATATGTTCAGTTGGTTAGCAACTCTGATAAGTGAACGTATAGCATTTTCAGCACCTTCAAAGCTTTCATATCCAAGCATGTTGCTTAGCACTTCACCGAACGTATCGACTGATAGACTTTGGAGTGTTAGCTTCAACTGGTTAACCATAGCCCGTGTTGAGGCGTGGTCAATTTCCACTTCCGACAACTGCGCCAGTCTTTGTGCCACTTGTTTCAAAGCGCTTACTGACTCAACTGCTGGACCAAAGTCATCATACCCAAGTAGGTCAGTGATGAACTCCCCAAAACTTTCACGAGATAGATTTCTAAGCGTTAACTTAAGTTGATTAACCATCGCCCTTGATGAAGCGTGGTCTAGCTCAATCGCCGTTAACTCTGATAGTTTACTTGCGACGTTTTTTAGTGCCCCAACTGATGTCACGGCGCCTGTAAAGTCCTCGTACCCAAGCATATCAGCTAATAGGTCACCAAGGTTTTCACGGGAGATATTGGTTAGGGTCAATTTAAGTTGATTAATCATGGCTTTAGCTGACGCATGGTCAAGCTCAATCTCACTTAGCCCTTTTAGGTTATTGGCCACATTTTTAAGAGCAGATACGGCGGATACCGCACCACTAAAGTTTTCGTATCCGACCAAGTTAGAAAGCCACTCACCAAACGAGTCAATAGATAACTCGGCGATAGCGTCCTTGATGTTACTAATCTTGGTCTTGACGGCTTCGACTGGTACTGTTGCATTCGCTAGTGCTTCTAGCGGTACAATCATATCCACCAAAGAGTTTAAAGCACTGATTGCAGCACTCATATTGATTGCGCCACCAATAGAGCCTAATACTTCACTAAATGACGTATCAGCTAATTTAGCGATGACGTCTTTAATGCCGTCAATTTTAGTTGTAATGCCCGACATATCATCAGGCACCTTATCGTTAACCTGTTGCATTGCCTCGGCAACTAGAATTAATTCCCCAGCAATCAATGCCACTGTGGCAAGTCCGGCGATTGTACCGATAGGATTTAGGGCGGACAACGTACCGACTACTTGGACTAAGCCAAACATGCCACCAATACCAATAGCGATATTGGCTACTTTTGACGCAAATGAGCCGATATTATTAGTTACTTTGTCGTTAACCTGTTGCATCGCTTCTGCAACTAGAATTAATTCTCCGGCGATTAACGCCACTGTTGCTAGGCCGGCAATTGTTCCGATTGGGTTTAAAGCAGCTAAAGTACCTACAATTTTGACTAAGGCGAACATGCCACCGATACCAATTGCGATATTAGCCACTTTCGAGGCAAACGATCCAATGTTATCAGGCACTTTGTCGTTTACCTGTTTCATGGCCTCCGCCGCCAACATTAACTCGCCTGAAATTAAAGCAACAACCACTAAGCCTGCAATTGCTCCCATAGGGTTTAACATTGCCAATTGACCGGCAACGGATACTAAGACACCCATTCCGCTGATTGCGATTGCCATGTTAGCTAATTTACTTGAGAACATTGCAATGTTGTCCGGCACTTTATCGCTAACTTGTTTCATAGCCTCTGCTGCAAGCATGATGTTACCGCTTAGCCCGGCGATTACCGCCAAACCTTTAACCGCATTGCCAAAGTTGTTTTTAGCAATCGCACCGGCCACGCCAACAAATGCACCCATACCAGTTAACGCAATAGCCATATTGCCTAACTTAGGTGCTAGACTGCTTAAATCTGATGGCACTTTGTCATTGACTTGTTTCATAGCCTCTGCCAATTCTTCGATTAGCTTGATTACGCCATAGATTAAAGCAATATTCTTAGCGCCTTTTGCAAATTGGCTGGCTGTTTTGGATAGTGAATTTAAGAAATTTAAACCACTGTCTTTTGCCGAAATTGTCGGAACGGTTGGTAAAACGCTCTTGCCTAGCTTGGTTGCACCTTTGCCACCTCCAAACAATGTTGCGATTGATCCACCAATTCCTAAACCAAGTTTGCCAACGGCTTTTGCTATTTTCCATCCGGTAGTCAAGAAACTAGCAAATGGGCTGAATAGCGTTCCTAAAATTTTGAATGGCATACCTATTACTGCTTTACCAAGGTTAAAACCTATAAAAGCGCCGACTAACTTGCCAAACATATCAATCACTTTAGCAATCGTGTCCGAATGTTTGTTCGCAAAATCAGCTAATTTTTCGACACCTTCCACAAGACCGTCAATGAACCCTTGGAAACTGTTTAACGAGCCTTTAGACCCGAATTTATCGCCTGAAATAGCGTCTAAACTCTTTCTAATCGAGTTGATAGCTGTTTTAATAGGCTCTTTCACTTTGTTAAAAGCAGTTTTCATAATTTCTAAATAAGGCAATAGCTTATCTAAGAATTTTGGTATCGCTTCATTGATACTTGCAAAGGCGTCATTGATGATACCTTTCATGTTGTCGATATTTTCAGCAATTGTTCCAAATGACTTAGATTTTGCCCACTCGTCAATAGCTGTAATTGAGTTAGCCAAACCTTTAGACATAGCATTTGCCAAGTTTTGGAAACTTGTTTTAATACCAGCCGAGGCAACTTTCGCTTGGTCTGCAAACCCGTCTGTCGCCCCGTTTAATTCAATTAACTTATCTTGAAACTCAGTCATTGAAATTTCGCCACTGTCTAAAGCGTCATAGAAATCAGTTGTAGCCGATGACCCTGCAAAACCAAAGGCTTTAGCGGTCTGTGATAACGCACCCGGCATTGTTTCTTGCAAGGTACGCCACGCCATCATATCCACTTTACCAACGGATAACATTTGACTAAATTGTTGCAAACCTCGACTTGCGTCTGCTGTACTTGCGCCACTAGCTAGAAAAGCATTATTTAAAGCTAGTGAAACGTCTGTGGCCTTGTCTAAATCGCCTGTAATTGACGTCATGGCCTGAACATTACCTGTAATATCTTGTAAGGTAGTAGGTAAGCCCTCGATACCGTCAACCATTTTAGTTTGTGCTTTTGAGACTACGTCCGTTGAATAACCCCACATATCCATGATTTTTGGAAAGCGTTGTAAAATATCAAAACGGCCAATAGCAGCGTCTAAATTCTTGCCTATAAGGCCGACTGCTGCACCCGCTAACTTTAGTACACCAAAGGCGCTTGCAAGCTCTAAAACTGAATTATGAGCCGAATTAGCACCGTTTGAAACGTTTGAAAAGGCGTTGCGCATATCGTTGCCAAAATTTCCGACTGTTGACTTTAATTGACTGAATGATGAGCCGATATTTCTACCAATATTGCCAAATTTACTTGAAACGCTTTGAGAAAAACTGCTTATCATTGATCCAGCTTTGCTCAACGCACCTCTAATTCCGCTAGGGTCTAGCTGTAAAAGTATCTTTTCACGATTCAATCTATTAATATCTTGTTGGACTTGCGACAAGGCTTTTCTAGCACCCTCAAGTTTGCTTGCGTCTGCCTCCAAGCGAGCTTTTGTGCCGTTTAATTTAGTGATTTTTGAATTTAATTCTTCTAATCGTTTTGACGATTTTTCAAGGCCACTTGCATTGGCTTTAATTTCAAGATTAGCTTTCTTGCTATTCAACTTGTTTAATGCTTTATCAACATTACCTAATCGTCTTTGAGCGTCCTCTGCCGATTTCACATTAACTTCGATATTTGCTTTTTTCTTGGATAGCTTAGTCAATTGGCTTTCCATATCTGCTAAAGTCTTGATTTTCTTGCCTTTAAAAGCGTTTGAAATAGTGTTAGAAATCGCGCTGAATGTTGATGTAGCCTTGCTTTTAAGTGAGTTAAAAGCGCTTGTAATGCCTCTGAAAGCAACGTCTAATTTTAAAGCACTAGCAATCTTTGAGCCAAAACCTTTAATGGCTGATGTAACACTGCTCAATTTGCTTTTAATTGTCGATGTAATCTTGCTGAACGTATTAGAAATACTGTTCACTAATGGCCCTAGGTTAAATACCGACTTAATACGATTACCAAAGTTACCCATTGTTTGTAAGATACGCTCAATCGAGGTCTTAACTGTGTTAGTCATGGCGTTAAAACTTGAACGCACAACACTATTCATTTTAGAAATAGATGATTGTGCTGCGCTTGCTAAACCGTCAAACATGTTCTTTTGGCGGTCAATAACGCTTTTCATCTTATCCATAGACTTTGTAGTCTTTTGTAATTGACTATCAACACGCTCTAGGCTTTTGGTAAACTCGTCTCTAAGTCGTAAAACGGCCTCTAAATTTTTAGCCATATTTTACTCCTTTACTTCTTGGCACGTTTCTCGGCTTTTTTCATTTCTTTAGAATATATTTCCATCCACGCCAATAGTATGCCTTTTTCTTTTTTGGATATTTCTATAAACTGACTTGGCAGCACTCCGCTCTTGTGGAATAAGTGATACCCTAGCCAAAAGTCCCCGCTATCTTCGGGGTCGTTCATTATTTTTTTACTTCTTCTTGGTAGTCATCCTCATTATCGCCAAAACCGTTTAATTCTAATAATTTTTCGGTAATATCAGCATATTCGCCGGCTAATAACATTGCTTTTAATGTTCCTGCTGGGTCGCCTTGTGTACCGTAAAAGTCTTGTAACTCTGCATTGTCTAAGTCAGGCGAAACAACGCAACGGACGATTAATTGGTCGGTGTATAAGTCAGTGTCTAAGTCAGAAATACGGCGTCCACCTTTAGCGATACGAGTTTTTGTTGCTGCCTTTTTCAAGCGGTCGTTTTCTTTTTCTGAAATTGCTTCAATGACAATTGGCTCATCGAAACGATCGAATTTAACTTCTTTGCGGTCGCCTTTAACTTCTTGCATAAATGTTTTAATGTTCATTGTGTATAATCTCCTTAAAATATGTACTTGGTATGTAATCAATAATAAATAAAGACAACTCAAGAAATGAGCTGTCTTTACATAATGTTGTATTAAAGCGAATAGAATCGCCATAAATCTAGCCTAATTTAGGCTCTTTAAATGATTCTAAAATTTCAGCTCCTGCGAACGTGAAATCTGCGTCCTCCTCTAATACTTCGGCGTCAACGTCTAATTTAGCGACAACAACTGAATCTAATGAAACGCCCTTGATTAATGTTGATTGACGGCCAATTGATGATGACGGGTCGTCATTAGTGATTTTGATAGTGATGTCAGGAATTTTACCTGTTTTGAGGTAATCAGTCGCAATTTTCGCATAACGGCTTGTTACCTTGTGGATGGTCATTGACCCAGTACCTGTTGCACCAATCGTTTTATTTTGCGTCATACGGTTGCCTAATGTTTTAACTTCGGCTTTTGTTAACTCAATAGTTGCTTCAATGTTTTTTAGTTCAAACATTGAAATGTTTTTCCCGTCAATAGTGATGAAAGCTGTACCCTCAGCACCGGAAATTGTATCGCCTGCTTTTAAAAATGCCATAGTTTAAGTCCTCCTCTTAATTAACTTCTACTGTCATGTAAAGTTTTTCCATTGCGTCAATTGGTGTAACTGCTACGTTAACAACAATTGAATCTTTAGCGTTGCCCGCTAATACTTGGATGTCATCAGCTTCAAACGCTTCAATTGCGCCTGCCGCTACTAATGAATCAAAGTAGGCAATTCGATCCGCTTTAAATAATTCTCGCCCGTCAACGTCATTGTTAACTTGTCCGATGTAATTATCTTCAAAAGTGATTTTAGTGTTGTTGGCAATGTTGTCTAATACTCGCAACACTCGGTTTTTAGCAAAATCTTGATTTTTCTCTGCGCTGTAAGACACTAAAGTGTTGATGTCTTGCTCGATTACCGCTTGGCCTCGTTTTTCAGTGAAAACAATATTACCTTTTTTAATTTGCTCAATTGTTTCTGTGTTTGTGAAACGTGGGCTTGCGTCTGTCGCGCCTTGGTATGGTGTGTAAGTTAGTGAGTTAGCAACTCCTGCCGCCGCACTCGCACCAGCTACCCATGCTGTCGTTTGTTCAGGCGTTAACACTTCGCCATTTAAAACAACACCATTTGCCACGTTGATAACACCCTCGTAATCAGCGCCGTCATAGTTTCCTAATACGACTTGGACTTTCTTGCCTTCTTGCTCACGTAAACGGCGTGTAAAGCCTGCCGCTAATGCTTTTGTTTCGCTATTTGATACTGGCAACGCCATAACGTTGTAATCGTAAACTTGAATAGCCTCGAAATAAGCCGCATAATCAGCACCCGTACCTGTTGCATTAGCACCACCGCTCAATTGGATAGTGCCATCAGTTAACGCCGTTGTTGATTTAAAAGAAACTAATTGATTGTCTTTCAAGTCAGCACCTTTAGCCACTTGTTGAGAATCAACAATTTTCCCTGCCATAACTGTATCAACTTTAGTTGTTCCATTAGCTTGCGTTTTGACAACAACACGAATAGCGTTCCCACGCACTCCACCATATTTAGCTGTAACTGTTAAACCTTGTCCAGTACCACTAGCAGCACTACCGCCACCAATACGGAAAGCCAATACTGTGTTAGCATTCTTTAATGCCTCACGCAATGGTTGTAAAGGCTTGTCGCCTAAGCCGTAACCAAAAGCAGTCAAGTCAGTTTCTGCACTTACCGCAATGACGCCTGATGGGCCAAAATCAATTTCTAAAGGTAATGTAACTACCCCACCTACTGCGTCTGATGTACCTGTTGTAACTTCCGCTTTGAAATTAACGTATGCTCCCGGACGTACTTTGTTTTGTGTTGTAAAATTTCCACCAGCCATAATTATTTAACCTCGCCTTTCTTATACTTGTTTAAAATGTCTTTAGCCTCTTTAACTGTCTTTTGCTCATCCGGCAAAATAGCAGTTAGAATATCTTTCTCAACCGCTTTAAATTCTCCACTAGCAATTAAGCCAGCTTTTGAAAATTTAGCCTCTTTTTCAGGCGCTTTTTCTTTTGTAACGGTTGTTTTTTTAGTTTCTATCATTCTTTAAGCCTCCTCTAACTTCCATTGATCCGATTGTGTCGCCTTGTTCATCAGCGGGCTTGATGTTGTATTTAAGATAGAAATTCATAACTACAACGTTATTCTGCAATTGAATGTCCTTATTTAGAACGTGCAAACCCTCTGATTGAATAAAACGAAAATCATTCATAAGTTTGTCCGCAACTTCCGCACATTGTTCCATAACGCCTTTTTCTGTTGAATCAGGGTCAGGAAAATATGTAACTGCGAACATTTGTTTGTTATATTGCCTACCCATAAGTCTAGCCTCTGTGGCATTGTTGACCGAGTAAACATAAAAAGACTGCTGTTCAAACCCTTGTTCTTGGTTTTCAATATAGAAAATAACATCTTGAAACAAGGCTGCCAGCTCGTCTACTATTGCTGTTATTAAATTCATAAGCTATCCCTCAAAACCAAAAGATTTTAGGTAATCGTAATACATTGGCCCAACGATGTTAGGTAGTCGGCTTTCTATTTGTTCCATCGTTAACTCTAGGAAAAATTGGCCCTCTACCCATCCGCTGTGATCCGACTTTCTATGCCCATAGTTAACCCATGGCCCATACTCGATATTGTTTTCGATACCAACAACGTAAGTGTCGCCTACTTTTTCCATTGACTTGATAAACCAGTTACGCCTTAGCGTACCACCTTGCTTGGTTGTGCCTGCTCCCTCAAAGTGTCCGATAAATCGTCCGCCGTTCGCTGAATAGCCAGTGAAGAACACTGTGCCATCATATTGACCAACGGGTGTGTTTTCCTTGGCTGTGGTTAGCATGATATTGCCTAGCTTGTTCAACACGTCCAAGATAAAATTTTCTTCTTGTAATGACTTGTGAAACTGATTGGCAAACGCAAGAAACTCATCGTAATAGAAACCATTTCCCCCGCTCATGCTGTATCATCCCTTGTCAGCGTAATCTCTTGATGGCTATTATATTTAAAGGCCTCTGATGAGCGTTTATAGCGCACCTTATCGCCTTGAATACCGTTAACCTCAATACGACTACCGGCAGGCACTTCGATGTCAGGGTCGCAATATAATGAGATTTGATAGTCAATAGCACCCGTTTCCTTGCCAGTGATAGCAAGGTTGCGCTTACTGATCCGACAAGGCACGTCTTTGACTTTCTCCACCCATTTGTTTTTGGTAATGTTTCCCTCTTTGACCATCTCATTAACTGTAATGGTCATTTTAGAATCATAAAATTTAGAAAAGGCCTCTTTGAAATTCATATCAGCCCAACTTTCTATATCTATTTAGTTTGGCTTTGTAATTCTTCGCCATTGACGGCGCTGCCGCCATAGCTTTGTAAGCCTCTGCCTTAGTTTCGGTAGTGATCGAAAAGTCGCCCTCCGACAAACTTTTGACCTCGCCGCCGTCTTTGCTATCTAAATTGATAGATACGTTGGCTTGATTGTAATTATCTAAAGCCATTAAAACCGCTGTGTTGTCTAAACCAATTGGCCATTCCAAAATATCCAAGTTGCAATAACCTAGAATGTCAACAATAGCCGTTTCAATTGCAAACAAGAACAGGTCATCCAAGCTGTTATCTTCGACAACTTTCAACTCTTTTAACCTTTTCAGCAGTTCAGCTTTCAAGTCGTCCAAAAAGTCATTCATAGTAAGTACCCCCTTTTATTCAGCGGGCTTTTCTGTGTCCGCCTTTTTGTTCGCTTTCGTTGCTACTTTCTCAATCAAGCCAGCCGGAAACGCCTTTGCTCTTGCCTCGGTAATCTCGATTACTTCGTCTTTGATATGAAACTTACCGGTCTGACCGTCTTTGAAAATAGTTTTCACTTTGTATTTAGCCATGCTATTTCCTCCTTAATAGGTATATTAAGGCACAACTGGAATATCAGCGGAAATACGGTGTTTCAAGCAAATAATACCGATTTTCTTATCTTCACGAATTTTCTTCCAGTTAGCTGGGTTTGCTAAATCTTCATTTGTAGGTGTTTGTGCGCTGATATTTGCGCTCGTGAATTGAATACCTAATGGGTGGATAACACGAGAACGGCGAACGTATAACATGTTATTGCCTTTAGCAGCCTCACGATCAGTTTCAAAAGTGATTAAATCATTTGGTGTCGCTGTGTTGCGTCCAAACGATCCAGTGGCATAGATATAAGTTGGATAAACGCCATCAACTGGTAATAACGTGTCATCTTCAACTACTCGCATACCTAAGTACGAATCGAAACCAACTTGTGATTCGCTTGCTGGAATGTAATGTTTTGTTTGAACGTTTTGTTTTTGTAATTCAGCTTTAACTTTTGAGTGCATTGCAATCACTGACAACTTATAACGTGATGTTCCTAAGATTGACTGTGCGTCAATTACCATTTCAGGCGAAATAACAGGGTTTTGAGCGTCTGACTGGTCGCTTACATGAGTATCTTTTAAAGTACCTGATGTTTTATCAAATAACGCATTTACAATCGCTTGCAAGATAGCTTGGTCTGAACGCACTGTGTAATTACCAAAATCATTTAATAATTGAGTTGCTGGTTGCGCTCCACTGATAATGCTTGATAGATCAGTGAATGACGCCCCTGTACCACGATATAATACCGGCGCTACTTGTTTGGTCGCTGATGTTTTGCCTGTTTCAATCGCCTTGTCCTCTTGTAAGACTTGGTCAGTTAGGTTAGTTTCTTGAAATTCAGGCATAGTTACAAATAAACCACCGTTAACAATGACTTGGTCTAATTGAGGTGTGTCTACTAAGATACCTGATTGGATAAATGCTGAATGGTTTTCAGCGAAATAGTTTGTGTACTGTGTATATTGTTCCGGCGTAATCATATCCAAAACTTTTGTAATTTCATTTGCCATTTAATTATTCCTCGCTTTCGTTTGTCTGCTGTAAGTAAGTGTCTAAGTCGTTGGCTTTGATAGCCTCCTCCATTGACGTGTAAAGGTTAGCTGTATCGCCGCCGTTTGGCTCATATCCGGCTTGTTTAGTCCCCAAGTCAAACATATAAGGGTCTGATTTTTTTAAGGCATTTAACTGGTCATCAACTCCGATAAGTTCGCCATCTTTAAAGACAATCTTGTCGCCGTCTAATAACGCTCTGATTGCTTTTGAGTTCTTAGCGCCCGATTGGCTAAGGGCTTTCTCAATCGCCGTATCACGTTTAATGCCTAAAATTTGAGCTTCATAGGTCGATTTGGCTTCATCATTCTGCTTTTGCAAGTCTTTGATAGTCTGCTTTAAAGCGTCATTATCTCCCACACTCTTTTGCAATGCTTTGAGGTCATCCTCGTGTTTTGCATTCTGTGCTTTTAAGTTCGCCTCCGATGATTCCAATTGGCCTATTTGATCTTTGAAATCAGCAGTGGCTTTGCCATGGGCCGCCATCACTTTGTCTACTTGCTCATCACTCAAACCTAATTCTTTTAATTCTTTTCTATTCATTTCTTCCATCCTTTCGATTTTTTAACGTTGCAACGACAACGAACGGGTGTTCGGGAATATCGTTTCCCGGTACGAAAAAAGAACAGTTTAATGACGTGTTCAGGTCAAAATAAAAACCTCTAGTTAGTTGGCTAATGGTTTAAATATTTAATTCTTTATACTTGTTGGCAATCTTCGGAATTTGAATAGCCATCCAATCGACAATTTCTTCTTCTTTTGCCCACGATTCAATATTCAGCCCACTTTCGTATAAGAAAGCATGGACTATTTCGTGTCGCATTACTCTATTAAAGTGTTCTTCAACGTCAGCCCATTCGTACCCCTCATGTTCGGATAAATGAATTTCTTTCACGCTGTAATCACAATACCCATCGCAATCATTTATTCTGATAGGGTCATCTTTATCATGTTTAATTATCTTGTAGATTGTGCCTAAAACATTAACTTCCATCTCTAACTCCTTTAGATACTTGCATTTTTCAGCATTGGATCACGCTCCTATGTATTCTCGCTCGGCTGTTCAGCCCATGCAATAAACATTAGTGCAATTACCCAAAACCAGTGCCAGTGAACAATGGTTAAATACTTGGCAATTAACACGATGATAGAAATTACTTGTAAGAATGTTAACTTCATTCGTCCAGCTCCTTTACTTGACTTTTAATACCTACCGGCTCATCCGGCGGCTGCATTTTTTTGCCAATATCAGCCAATAGCTTTAGAAAATCATACATTGTCATTACTTTGTCTTTATCAATCATAGGCGTGTCTCCTTATATTAAGCAGCTTTGACTTCCGACTTCCATTTTCCATAAGGTTGAAATTCTTTTATCTTGCCTTTGCCTGTAATTGGATCACGTTGCCAGCGGGTCAATAATTTAAGCCCTTCGTAATACGGCACTGTGGTGCAACGGCAGTTAGGGTGCGTGTCTCTTATTGGTTGTGGGCTTTTCTTGCCACCGACTACAAATATCTCGCTGTCTAAACTTCCGCATTGTTCGCAAGTGTGTATCTCAAGCGTTGCAAGCCACATATACTGTTCGACACCAGTTTCACGATACGATTTTTGGCTCGCTTGCTCGGCTATTTGAGCCGCCTCCGTCTGTACTAAGGTGATCATCCGGTTACGCAAGTTACTATCGACACCATCCATCATTAAATCGACTATCTTGTCTGTTCCATACCCTTTAGCAATTCCCTCGGCCATGGCTCTTGATAGCTTTTCAGGTAAGTATTTTAAATGGTTGCGCCATATCCTTTGAGAAAAGTCAGTGCCTTTCCACTTCTTGTAAACCGCCTCTTTTAACATGACGCTTGAATACCGTTCAAAGGTAATTGAAAAACTACCACGATCCGTTAACTCATAGATATTCTGCAAATATGTATCATCTAGGGTTTCCATTAGATATGCTTCAAGCTCGGCAGTTTCAAGACTAGCAACTTCCGCCAGCTCGAAATATAACTGTCTTTCAAGCCTTTGCAAGCGTGTGATTCTCGACTTGTAATACTCCTTGTTTAATTGGTCGTCATATCCACCGTCTATGGCCTTTTGCCTAAACTCTTTGAGTTCCATACTCCATGTTCTCTGTTCAGGCTTGGTCAATAGCGTTTCGGCTGCTTCTTTTGTAATACCTGATTCATCAGCATACTTTTCCACCCACTGTTCAATTTGCGACTTGATACTCTTAGCCACCTTGTCATAGCGTTCGTTCATACTAGCAAGGTAGGCCTTTTCTATCTCGCCTCGCCGTTCCTCAATGGATAAGAAACGATCTTCCCAATAATTAAGTTGTTTCCGATTCCTCATCGTCTAACACGTCCTCAACTGGTTTATAGTCATTTTCCATTCTATGGTCGTCTACGTACTCCTCAGCTTGCTTGGTTAGTTCGTCCTCCCAATTCTCAACAAGTGGGTTAGCTTTGGCGATTGCCTCGTTTGACGTAACCGGTGCTAAGGTTGAAAGAATCTGTGCCATTTCAAGGTCGTTATTGATTGATGTACGTTTCCACGTCTGCGAAATCTCTACATCAGCATTGCTATTTGAATATTCTAAAATAAATCTAACTAACTGGCCGAAACCTTGTCTAAACTCCGTCTCTGTTGCTGATGATTTTAATTCTAGTAATGAATACATGTATTTAATAGCAGCGCCACTGTTGTTTTGACCTATCGAACGCTGAGGGTCTACCCCTTGTCCGTTAACGAATATGGCCTCTCGTGTAATTTCCAAAAGCCTGTCTCTTGCCTCGGTAGGTATATCAACTGCTAGTGTATCTACTCCGCCTCGGTCGCCTGACCCGTCATCATCAACTTTAATCATCTTATATTTTTTCAGGTCGGATAAAAATTCTTCTTTATCTTGTCCACCATAGTTAGTTAACACAAAGATAATCTCTTGGATGTCGTCTAAATCGTTAACAAAGTCGCTGTAAACCTTGTCGTAAACGTCTAGTAGGCCTTTATACATGGTAAGGTCTGAAAGCTCGTCTACGGCGTTTCTGAACGGTATAAATGGCACTGCGCTCCACCCATGTTTAAAGGTGTTGGTATTTCCGCTTGTCGTATTGGTAGATATATCAACTTGCCAAAACATCGGATATTCTTGTATATCCTCAATGTTGTTGCCTTTTTTCTTGTAAAACGCTTGGCAATCTGTGTCGTTCCAGTATTCGTAAACTGTGATAAGGTCTCCTGCCTCGTCATAATCTTCGTACACCCTTAAAACGCCCTCTAGGTTTTTATCTAAGCGTTTTGAAAAGATAGGAATAATCTGCGTGCTGTCAATCACGTTGTATTTGAAAAAGTTGTTTTTCTCATCACGCCAAACATGTAACCACGAAATACCGCTATTCGAGGCCTCAACGCATAGGTCTTTGGCAATCTTTGAATAGCTATCGCCTAATAATTTTGTGATTTCATCGTTTAAATGCTGGTCTTGCACGTCAAACTTCGGCGGCACGCTCATCATATACGCTGCCTTTTGGTTAACTAATAACCTGTGCCAGTTGTGTGCCACTCGGTTATCCGCTTTTCTGAACGTGGTTTCGCTTTCGTCTGCGGTCTGATGGTTGATAGGGTCATCATCTCGCAAAATGTCATTTTCATTCGCATAATAGCGCCTTGCTGTTCTTGTTTGCTTGTTTTTCTTCTCAAACTTATTTTGATTGTTCTTGATAATCTTCTTTAAAACGTCTATTTCCAAACTTTCGTACCTCCTACCTCTCGTATTATTGTATAAGCATGATAGCGCAAGGCGTCCATTGCATGGTCGTTGTCCTTGACGGGCTTATCCTCGCCCCTGTTCGCTGCTTTCTCATCCCATATATATGCGGAAAATTCTTGAATCGTGTTAACGCAATTCTCGTTAACTTTGATGACGCCTCTGTTCAGCATGTTTCCAACTGTTCTTATGCCTTGTAATACGTCATTGTTTGCCCGCTTGATCATGAAACCTCGGGTTTTTAACTCCGCTATAAAACTAGCTGCGGACGGGTCGACTATTACCCGCATAATCTTAAAACCCTCGGTAAAAGCCACAAGGTCATCAGCAAATTGCTTATCAGTCTTTTGCTTGCTTTCTGCTCGTCCTGAGTAGTAATACTCATCAACGATATGCCACGTTTTGTTATCCGACTTTTGCCACATTAGAAAAACAGTGGCGTTCTGCGTACCATAGTCAACGCTTATCCATGTTGGCTTTCTTGTGTCCGGTTGCGTGCTATCAATATGCTTATCACTATCAAACATATCGTATATGACACCCTCAGCAACTACCCAAAGGCCTTGGATATACCTGCGGTAGAATACGCCTGAATACATCGAACGATACCGGCGCTTGATATGCTCCGTAAGACTTAAATTGTCGTCCATGTCAAAATGCAAATAGATAAGCTGTTTCTCGTCCGCTTGGTCTATCCATTCTGTTTTGAAATAATGAAATGGCCCATCCGGGTTACAGTTAAACCAGTATTTTGACCCCTCAACGGACAAACGCCCGGTTGCTTGGTTGATAAAACTTTGAGGCATTAAAGCCACCTCATCAAAAAACATACCGGCCAACGTGATACCTTGGATAAGGTCTTGGCTTGATTCGTCTTTACCACCAAAAATGTAAAAGTAATTGGTTACATCGCCCCGGCTTACTTCCAAAAGGTTGTCGGCTCGTCTGTCTCGCCAGTGATAACCTCGGCTTGTTAACATTAGCTTTAATAAGTTCAACACGTTTCGCCTAAACGATCCGATTGTTTTGCCGGCCATACCAAAGTTTTGCTGATTGAAATTAGTCATGCCCCAAATAACGTAAGATAAGCTCATTGAAACAGTCTTGCCTGAACGAATAGCACCATCAGCGATGATTCCGTCCTTGTCTTTCATGGGGCTGTTATCAGTCCACCATGTAAGAATCTTTTTCTGTTTCTTAGAAAAGGGTTGAAATTTGAAAACTGCTTTTGTTCCTACTCCCATAAGTCGGCAGCCTCCCCATTCAATGCTTCAATGAAACCATCATCAGCAATATTCTCCTCGCCGTTTAACGCCGCCTCGGTTTGCTGTAACTCAAGTTCTTTCTCTTTAACCTGAGCCGTAAGCAATTTGGTACGTTCTTTCTGTTCTGCTATGTCGTGGGTGTCTTTCTCCGTTTCAACCAGTCTAGCAACTTGCTCAAAAGCTCGTGTATCGCCTTTAATAGCTTTCTGCACCATTGCCAGTGCCATAGCACTTTCGTTCGTCCTGTCGTATCCTAGACCCTCTAGTGTTTCCGCTAACTGTTTGCTTGATACATCGCTCACTAAAATAGTATGCAACGCTTTTTTTAAGTTGGCTTTTCGGCGTCTTGCTTGTCCGCTTGCAATGCCACCTTTTCGGGCTATTTCCCTTTGCTCCGCCTTTGTTCTCTTGTTCTGCGGTATTAGATTATCTTTGCCCGCCAATCGCCTCACTTCCTATTCTAATTTGATATTTATGTTATCTGCTAAACATATTTCTAAACGCCATATCCCATGCTTTCCGCTCTAACTCCGCTTGTCTTTTATTTCTTGCCATTTCTCTAACTCTTTCTCTGTCA